CTCAGCCGTTTCTGACTCGCCAACAGAGACAACTCCGTCATATGCCGCTGCTACTTCTTCGTATACGCTAACAAAAACGACAGAAACAGCATTCGTCAACGGTTTTGTTGCCAAAGCGGTGGCGAATGGAAGTAGTTGGAACTCTAGTTCGGTTTTAGACGTGTTAAGTATAGCCGCTGAAGGTGATTTAGTTGTTATTGCATTTAGTGCGGATGGCAGCGGAACAAGTTGGTCTTGGCAGGGAATGTCCTTTACAGCGATTGAAAATTTAACGAACCAAGCTTCTCCTGGAACCTACGTGGGGTATAGAATTGTTCAGGCAGGAGACTCTAATCCATATTTAGGAGGGTCTGCTCCAGATGATCTTAAAAACCTAACTGCTATTGCTGCTGTATTTCAGCCCACATATACTACATTTGAAAATTCAGGGTATTCTAATGGTAGTGGAGCTAGTTTAGACCCTCCCTCTGTTACCGCTACTGCTGATTTATGGATTATCACTGGACATTTAGATGACGATCCTAATGCTACTTTTACTATGCCATCTGGCTATACACTAATCGGAGCTGCTGGAGATCCGAGCGTTACTTCCAGCACATGCATAGGTTATAAAAAAGAGTCTCTCACTTCTGAAAACCCCGGAGCAATAACAGCTTCAGCTTCAGATGCCTGGTATGCTGTTACAGCAGCCTTCTCGTAAGGGACAATGTAAAGGAAATCTGACATGCAATATGTCAACGCATCTGACCCTTCATCGCCTGTCTTCCCCTACACGCTAAATATGCTGCGTAGGGATAACCCCAACACGTCGTTCCCGAGACAGCCTAGCGGTGCGCTGCTTGCAGACTACAACGTCTACCCTGTGTCCATAGCGGACGCGCCGCCGTACGACCGGAACACCGAGCGTTTGGTGCAGGCGGAACCAACCTTAGCCGACGGCAAGTGGGCTCGGGGATGGACGGTAGTCCCCCTCACTGCTGATGAGTTGGCAGAGCGCGGGGCAGCTATGGTCGAAGGGGTTAAGCGGGAGGCGTCCAAGCGTATCCTCGGCATCGCACCCGATTACAAGCAGCGTAATATGCTGGCCCGCTCGGTTGAGCTCCTGCGCATTGGCGAGACAAACCTGACGCAAGAACAACGCGATGAGGTACTCGCGATTGAGCTTATCTGGGAGACAATCCAGATGATCCGTGCGAGGTCGAATGCGATAGAGTCAATGCAGCCGATCCCGCCTGACTACACTGACGACAAGTACTGGACGTAGTCTATGCTAGGCTTCGCCCCACTCGCCTCTGCGCCATTGGCGGCGCTGCCAGCGGCAGAAGCGGCGGCGGGCGTCACAATTTCCGCGCCATCGGCGGCGGTATCAATTGCAGGCTTTGCGCCAGGTCTTGTCATCTCGGCGAGCATCAGCGTCCCAGCCGCCGCAACGGTCATCGCCGCGGAAGCGCCAAAGATCGCCGCAGGCTCGCGCGTCGCCGCTCCCGCTGCGTCGCTATTAATAGCCCCAGAAACGCCAGAGATCGTCGCAGGCTTGCGTGTCGCCGCTCCTGCGGCATCCCTATCAATAGCCGCGGCAGCGCCCGCTATGGCGGTTGGGAACGTCACTAAAGCGCCGGCTGCTGCTGTCGCTATAACGGCATCCGCACCAGCCTTGGTGGTCGATGCGCGCATTCACGTTCCGGCTGGCGCGATTGCAATTGCCGCCGCTGCTCCGCTGATCGCCATCAGTGCTGTTGTGGGCGTACCCGTTTCGGATATTGCGTTTGCCGCAGTCGCCCCGACTGCCCAGATCGATGGCCACGTTATCGCGCCGGCAGGCAACATTTCCATCGCCGCCGCGCCTCCGTCCATTGCCGCTAATGCGGTGGTCAGATCCGCGGTGGCCGATATCGCTGTGGCATCGCTCGCGCCGTCGATTATCACAGCCGTTCACATAGCCGTGCCGGCGTCAGCGATTGAGGTTGCCGGCATTGCCCCGCTGATCAGCGTTGTCAGCAATCACGTTCGTCAGCAGATCCGCAAGCGTATGCAGGGCGTGATTAGCGACAATGTCAGTCTGGTTGATGGTCGCGTGTACACAAGTCGAGTGTACTCAATCAATGAATTATCATTGCCGGCGATCACGATCTCGTTTGTCAACGAGGTCAGCAGTCAGATCACTATTGGTCTGCGCACGTTAACTCGCAAGGTCGATATTATGATAGACGTATATGCTGCCCAGAACGCCGATCTGGATGACGTTCTGGACAACATATCGGTCCAGGTAGATGAGGCTATAGCAAGCAATTTCACACTTGATGGCCTCGCGAAGCAGTGCACATTGGCCAGCAGCGATTTCAGCTTTGAGGCCGGAACAGATAGTCCAATTGGCGTCGCCCGCCTGAGCTACGAGGCGATCTACGTTACTGGGATTGACGAGCCGAGGATTGCGCGATGAGCCATGTCCGGCAGCAGATCAGGGATGCGGTGCAAGCGCTGTTGACCGACGCGGTGACGGACGTTGATGACCGCGTATATATTAACCGCGTATATAATATTGCATCGACAAAGCTGCCATTGATCACGGTGTCGGCAGGCTCCGAAACGTCAAGTGTGGTGACGATGTCAACACTGACTGTTGATCGCTCGCTTGAGATCTTGGTTGATGTGTATGCTGACGCAACGTCGCTGCTGGACGACACCATCGACGATCTTTGCTCTGAGGTCGAGCAATTGATGGGCGACGACCAAACGCTCGGCGGCTTGACGAAAGAGTGCATCCTGATCAGCACGAACCTTAATTTGTCTGGCGATGCTGAGACACCGATTGGCGTCGCCCGGCTGAATTATCGGGTCAAGTACATCGCCGCAATTACAGACGTAGAGACGCCGCTCTAGCAATACTTGGCATCAAATTTCCTATATGTTATATGTGCGGGAATGGGCGTGCGCGTCCATTTGCTTGACCAATAGCTTGGAGTTGCAAAATGGCTACGCATACAGGTTCCGAAGGCACTGTTAAGATTGGCTCGACCGCTGTTGCGGAAATTCGTTCGTATACGCTGAATGAAAACGGCGACACCCTAGAAGACACGAGCATGGGGGATACCGCCCGCACATACAAACCAAGCCTGAAATCGTTCGATGGCAGCCTGGATGTTTTCTGGGTCGAAAGCGACGTTGGCGGTCAGGACGCCCTGACAGTTGAGGCCGAGATCACATTCTCAGTCTATCCAGAAGGATCGACGACCGGCGATGTCTACTACACCGGCAGCGCCATCGTTACGTCTCGCTCAATCACTGCGTCTTACGACGGCATGGTTGAGATGAGCATCGGCATCCAGGGCAATGGAGCCCTGACGTCGGCGACAGTGTCTTAATCATAGGTGATTAATGAGTGCTCTTGGTCAGCGGATTGCAGCGGCACGCGCGTCGAATGAGATGCGCGTGCTCGAAGTCCCAGAGTGGGGCGACGACAAAGGTCCGCTTAAACTTTACTATGGCCCGGTCACGGGGGCTGACATCAGCCGTGTGCAAAAGAGGTATAAAGACTTCTTGAGCAGCCCGACTACTGACTCAATGGTCGAGCTGATCGTCGTCAAGTGCAAAGACGCCGACGGCAACAATGCATTCGACTTGGAGGACAAGCCGATCCTGTTGCGCGAGCCAGTCAATGTCATCGGCAATGTATTCGCTTCGATCTTCGACGCCACTAGCGCCGAGGAACATGAAAAAAACTAAGGAACGATCCGCTTCGCTTTAATCTCATCGCGCTTGCGGATCGCCTGCACAAGACCATCGCCGAGATCGAAGAGATTTCGATTGATGAGTTGAACGAGTGGATCGCGTTCACTCGGATCGAACAGGAGCAGATGAAGAATGGCCGCCGGCATAAACATTAATTTGGCAGTTGCCGCCAATGTCGGCGACGCCGTCCGCGGCCTTAATCGAGCGACAGATTCTGTAAAGAAACTTGATCAAGCCGTTAAGCCGGCAAATGATAACCTTGCCCGCATGGAGAAGTTGCTGCAAGGCAAGGGCG